TTAATTAAATCGCTATCTTCTGTAATTCCATCTGTATTAGTTAATATACCAAAATCTAATTTATGATTATCATTACCCATTGCATAATTGTTTAAATAAATTGTTCCTTGATGTTGAGTGCCATTTTTATCATGTGCAACCATAATGGCATAAAGTCTTTCTACTTCTAAATTTTCAAGTTGAGCATCTATCATTGTTAAATGATCTTTAGGATGTTTTAATCCTGTTTGTACTAATTCTAAATTATCATTACCTAGATTTTCATTTATTCTAGTCATATGATGAGTAATACTATTTCTATTAATTTGATTTATTTTATTACCAACATCTAATTGAGATTCATTAATACCTTGAAAGTTTTCTGATATATCGTATTCTGTTAATTTATGATTTTCAGCACTTCCACTAACAGCTAAATCATTATCTAGTTTAGTTCTATTGTTAGTAGCTGTTGTTACCGAGTTTAAATATTTTTGAGATAATATTGCTGTAACATATTCTTTATAAATTGGAGGAGTATTATTTATAATTTGGTCATTATAAGCCTGAGTAGCTTCAGACATTTGAGCAGGATTGTTTTTAAATGTTTTATTAAAATCAATATAAGCATCTGCTGTTTTTTTATTAAAGTCTGCTTTAAACGCAGATGAATGATTAAGTGCAGCTGTTTCTTGATAAATATCTAAAACATTACTTATTTCATCTGCAACAGGTTTAATGTAATTTGTTGTGTGTACTTTAGGTATTCCTATATTATCAGCAACACTTGATTTTAAACTTACAGTTTTTTTACCTTTATTTATAGCCATTATACTTTAACATTCTTCCATGTTTCAGGTTTTTTATATTTATCATATTTAGCTTTTGTTGAAATACCTGTTCCAACTAAACTTACATAACCACCAAATACTTTTGCTTTAGAAGCAGATTTATCTGCTTGATATTGTAATGACATTTTATTAACTGATATAGCACTATTTAATCTAATATTAGTTATATCTTTATCAGCTATTTTTTTAGTCATTAATTGAATATTTTGAAAACTTCCAGAATTAGCATCAAAACCAGAATTAGACATAACGGCTAAGTTATGTTCTTGTTGATCTAATTGCATTTCTTTTCTATCATTAGATTCTTGTTCTGCTTTTAAATTAGCCATTTTAATTTCATCTTCATACAATTTTTTTCTGTACATTTGTTGCTGTTTTTCAGCTTGAATTTCAGAATATGTACCTACTGCTTTTGTAGCAGCAGAAGCAATCATATACATTGTTACTGGATCACCACTCATGCAAAAACGACCTCCACTTGCATCCCTAAAAGTTTCATTGGCAATGGATCATCTTGGGATATTGTTATTGTTGGATTCTTATCATAACCTAAAAAGAAAAATTCTTTTTTAGCAGTTACTGGATTTAAATCAGATCCAGCTGTAAATCCAATTTGTTGTATTACTAAACTTTTTGCTGTTTTATCTGCTGCTTTAATTGTCATATCTAATGTACTATTCATATCTACTATAGCTCTAGATATTCTTCTAGGCAATCCTGTTAATGAACCTTCTGGTAATTCTTTATCAATAGGCATAGTTTCTACTGTAGGAATGTAATTAAATCCTACTTTAACTCCTGTAGCCTGAGCTCCTGCTGATGATGTTAATGTTATAGTATTAGATCCTGATACCGTATATTCTCCTAAAGAAGAATTACCTGCAACAGCATTTATTTTTTCTGTTGTATAAATAGCATTAACAGTATGTAAAAAACCTTCTGTTAAAGTTATAACAGCATTATCACTTGGAGTTGCTGCTAAAGTTTTATCTAAGTTTAAAGAATATTCTCCTGAACCATTATTAGTTACTGCTTGTATTGTGTATTCTGTTGCATTACCAGCTATTGTAAATTTTTCATTTACTAATGGAGCTGAAGTAAATCCATCAGCAATTAATGTTGTTCCAGATTGAGATCCTCCATCGACTAATGGAGTTCCTCTTTGATTTAAAGTAGCGGATGTTTCGCAATCTAAAGTCGTTGTATCTTCATCTGCAAATTTTTCTAATGTATAAACAGTAGAGCTATTTAAAGTTCTTTTACCTACTACAATTAAGTTTTCATTAAGGCTAACAATAGAATCAAATGTATCTCCAGATCTTGTATTCCATTGAGTCCAACCTGCAATCTTCTCATCTCTTACAGAATGAAAGACTGATAACTTACCTGCGTGTGTAGATCCGTTATTTAAAAAGAAAGCATATTGTTCTGGTCTTACAAAGTTACCTTTCATAATAGCTATTTGTTTAGGTGAGTCTATTAAATGTTGAGCAAGTATAGATACAGATGTAGATTTATAACCATCTTCAATATCAGAATAAACAAACTCTCTTATTGTTTTACCATTCTTTTGACAGAATCCTGCTGCTTGATCAAACATAACAGGAGATGTTCTTGATATGCCATAAGGTGTTTGTCTTTTAATAGCAATATTACTTGGAGTAATTGTATTGTCTTGAGCAGAAGGAACATAATATTCTCCTCCGTCTGTAAAGATCATTAAATCTTTTCCTGATAACATATGTCTTACTTCATTAACTTGATCTCCAGATATATCTACATCAATAGCATCAGAAGCTCCTGCATCATCTACATCAAAGTTAGTATATTCAGAAGCCTTAGAAGCAAGTACTGCTGCTGGTCTAGAAAATAATCCTCCAAACCATAATCTATTACTATGAAATGTAACTGCTTGAGGATATCCTCTTAATGAAGAAATTGTTTGTTCATCCCAATCAGTTGTTGCTGTTGTATTTGCAAGTGTTTCATTAACTGTAGCTGTAACTACTGTTGCACTTGTATAGCCAGTAATTGTCATAGTTTTTTTATCTTTTCTAATTTTTACTCCAACCCAAGATGCTGAAAATGTATTTGCACTAGCAGTAACTGTTACACTACCACTTGTTCCACTTGTTCCTATAGTTGTAGCAGATGGTTCGTATTTATAATATGGTTCGTATATTGGATATCCTGAAGAATGAGTATCAAAACTAAATGTATTAACTACAAATGATGATGCTGATTCTCTAAATATTTTTCTAATCGCATTGTTTCTATGAGTTATATAAATAGTATCTCCAAATTGAGCAAAGTTTAATTCAAATAATTGAGCAGTAGTCCAATTACAATTAGTTGTATAATTTGAAGTAAGAGCTGTACCACTTACATTATAAACATCCATTCTATTATTAGATAATACAATAATAGCAACTTCGTCATCAGAAAATATAAATGGAAGTAATCTACATTGAGCAGGTAATGTAGCAAGATAAGATGTACCTGGTCTTCTCATTAAACCACCTTCAGCTAATAATGAAAAATTTTTACAGTTCTTTGCCCCTTGAAAATAAGATCCTACATCTGTTCGAGTAGCTAATAAAGGATTAAGCTCTCCAGATGAAAAATTGGTTATTACTGTTCTTAGTGTTCTTGCCATTATGCATCAGTTCTCGTAGATCTTCTTAAATTTATAAACCTATTAGTATCTAAAACTTTAGAAGTAGTTTCAGCTGAGTCTATATTTTTGGCTACTAAAAACTGTCTTTCAGATAAAGTTTTAAACTGTTCTATCATACTTGAATCTCTTGCTACTGAACCAGCAAATATAGAAGCTAATTCATATTCTAATGCTAATTTAAAATGAGCAGGAAAATATGCTTCATCTACTTTGTAAATATAATCCATAATAACTTCATTGCTAGAACCATAACCATTTAAATAAATATAGTTTTGGTATCTTGAATAAGGAATTACATAGTCATTAACTGTTAATGTAATGATTTGTAATACAGCAGGTGAAGTAGGCATTTGATATGCATAATCATATCTGCCTGTTGGTGTATTAGTTAATAATGAAAGCTGTTGTTGTGTTGTAGCAAATCTCCATCTGTGTCTTGTTAAAGATGCTTCTACTACATCATCGTAAATATTTGATGCGACTAATGCTTCTGTGCTTCCATCTGAAAAAGAAGATATAGGTTGAGCACCTATCATGATTAAAGCTCTTGCACATAGATCTATTTTAGTTGTCGCCATAATTTTTTTTTATTTATGTTCTGGGGGAATTGCTTCCCCCAAAACGGAACTAGTACTAAGCTAGTTTAGCTGTAGTAACAGTAGTTGCACCAGAAGCT